ATCGGTTTCTGTACAGCTAAGTTTGCTGCCTGTTTAAACTCTTCAGCGGCAGCTACATTTGGTGTAAAGAAGTTCGTTGGTGGTGGTTGTTGTACGGTCCCACCTTCTTGAAACTTTTGTTTATCAACTAATTTTAAAAGATCCATGACCACCTTTGCTGTAAGGCTATCGTTTTTTTCTTTTTTTCCTTCTTCAATCTTAGCCGCTTCAACCATGGCATCAATCTTAATTTTCTTTTCTTCAAGTTCAAGTTCTTTACTTTCACGTTGTTGTCTGTTCATCATCGACTGTTTTTGTATGTCTAGGTTTTGTTGCTCTATGCTATCCAGTCCGCCTTGCGCTGCTAACTGGTTCGCCTGTAAAATCTGTTTGGCTGACTCTGCCATGATCATAGTTAGACTAGCGCCTTCATCAACTTGACCCTCTTGCGCTTTCATTAATCCACCCATCTGTTCTTGGAATCGAAGAACCATATGTTCTCTGACGTTAGCCATGATAATCGGTTCAACCATTTTCATAATCGGATTGGCACCATTGAGCGGGTCTTGCAAGTAGGCGGTCTTCACGGCGATGTGCGCATCGTGGTCTTGTCCGGGAAAAGCTTTGATCGGCTGTCCCCGTGTAGCTGACATGATGTCGGCGAGAGGATCCTGTTGCATAGCCTGTTGAGGCGCATTGATGAACCTATCGGGATTATCAACATTAGCTGCGGCAAGTACCGCTTTGTTTATCTCTGGCATGTTAAAAGTTCCTGGTGGTGACTGCGAAGATAGTTGTAACATCAGCTGAGCTTGGGCGAGTCTGTGTGAGTTCGACGGAATGTTTGGATCACTAACAGGAACCACGTCGACACGTCCGTCAAAGTCTTGCTTGAATATCTCGGCAGACTGTCCTATAATGTCATAAGGATAAGCTGTTGGTAAAAACTCATGGTTTATTCTAGCTAATATTTTAAACTCGTCCTTCTGGGACTTGTGGAGTCGTTTGTGAATTGCTGAAAAGAACTTACCCGATGCTTCTAATAATGCTAATGTCGTGCCAACCGGACCATAGTTCGTTGCGTCAGACACTACTTGATCTGTCGTGTCAGCAAATTTCTGGCCGGCAGTGGCTACAAAGCCTAACATCTGATAGAGAGTCTGAGATGGTTCTTTATACGGAAGAGGAACTATGGACTTGCCCAAGTCTAAACCCGTTGACTCAACATCACGAAACTCCCCCGGCATTATCGGAGAATTATCGCCGACAACTCTAACACCTCTGGCTTTAAAACCACCTGGTAAATTAGAGAACTGACCTGCATCAATTAAGGCTCTCATAGCTGCCGTTGCCGACATAGTAAGATTACCAAGAAAATGAATTAACCCTAATCCGTAGAATCCGAAACCTGGTACAAACTTATAACTAACAAAGTGTTCTCTTTTTACAAAACGTGGATCACCGTCATTCCAGTTACGACGAATACTTAAAACCTTCTTTGAACTTTTATCGACCGTAACGATGTACGGATAGGCTACACCAGTAGGACTGTTGAAGGGTTCTGGTAAATCTAAATACAAATGTTGTTCAAGGAGTTGATAGCTTGGGTCATATGGGTTCTCATCGTATGCCGATAGTCCCATAATTTGTTCTGCTTTAGATGTGATTGATCCTCTGTCTGTTTGTTCGGGATCACCAAGATCAATTTCACTATACATACCTGCATCCATATCTTTTCGTAAATCATTTTCGCTACGATAAATAACATGAGTGTATCTATCGGCACGTCTAAGATCAGAAACTAAATTAGATACGTGAAACTGATCAATCGGTATGAACTCTGATATTGGTCGTCCTAATGTTTCATCATAATAAACTTTCTTAACTGCCGTACCGATTAACGGTAGGTGAAATAACATTTTCTCAAACTCATCGAAGTACTCTGGCATTTCTTCGGTAAGCTGATAGTTCATGAAATCTTTCACACGTTGCGCTTGTTTTTCTTTCTCTGGATTTTGTGCGCCAACTATCTGAGTCTTGACTGGACCTTTACTTGGAAATAATTCTTGTGATGCCTTTGATTGAAACTTAACGGCATTCTCAATAATTAATGGGTGGGTAGCTGTACATGCACCATCAAATGGTTCTGTTGTTTCTTCTAGTTTAAGTCCGAGTAAATCAAAGCCTCGTTCAAATGTTTGCTCCCACTCTTCTCTTGATTCTTTGTCTGATTGATAGTTGTCTAAAACTGTAGTGGATATTTCTTCGAGTTGGTCTTCTTCCATCAAGTCAGCAAGGTTCATGTAAAAGTCCTCACTGATAGAGGCTAACATCTTACCACTGTCTTCATTCAAAGCCATCTCAACTTCACCCGTTGTTGGGTCTACATTGACAGCTAAATCTTCTTCTTGTTCTTCATTTATATTTACATCAATACCTAAAGCTTCAGACTGTGTATTAAGCTTGTCTTTAGCTACATCAATTGGTGCCGTTATGTCATTGGGATTCTTTTCTATTGCCATAATTAATTAGATACCTTCCAGTAGGTTGCCTTATTTTTTTTATAAGTGTTGTCATTATCACTATAATACGGATCATGGGGATGTTGCAAGTGCCAAGAATCTTTCATATAGTGTATCGCCATTACCATCGCATCCACTTGGTCATCATGTGCCGCATTCGGAAAACTGACGGCTTCATCAAATAATGTTTGTGCCCACAGTTTATTTGGCAACCATACTCGACCTGACTCTACCAAGGGTGAGGCAGCATAGGCTCTCGCTACTTTATCACGATCAGGAGTATATTCAAGTATTGGTAATCCTGCTCGTCTTAAATCTTGTATCAACGATTGCCCACTGGCTTTCTTCTCTATTATTATAATGTCTGGATCGTGTTCATCAAATGCATCTTGTGCATTACTTCGTAACTCTGGATATTCAAATCGACTGCGAACATTACCTAATAAAATTAAATTACCGATATCTCGTTCAACTCCTTCACTATCTGTTTCGGTTGTAACAAAGATACCCCACGTTTGAATGACACTATAATCTGCCGTTGTTCTTGTTGAGAATGCTGTGTCCATAGTCTGTATTATAAAATCACACTGTGGTGGTTCTTCTTCATCCCAGATTCTAAACCACGACTTTTTAAGAATACCGCCTTCGTCTGGTACTGGGTTCTGCATATACAATGATTCCCAATATCGTGAACCGTTATGTCTACGAATCTCTGCTTCATCGTTTTCTAATATCTCTTTTGGTTTCCATTCTGGAAAGTATGACTCACCGACTGGTAGGTTAAGAATTTTACTGCTACTATCATCAACCCACGCAGGTATTCGTATAACTTCCCAGTTCATAGCTTTGTCTGTACCGTCACCTTGACTGGATAATAACCAACCACAAATATCATCTTCGTGGTATCGTGTATTAATAATAACAATAGAGCCGTTCGGCATAAGTCTTGTTCGTAAACCAGCAGGATACCACTCTTTAATGTAACGACGACCTGCTTCACTAAAGGCATCTTCTTCTGACATTACGTCATCAAGTAAAGCTACATGCGCACCACGACCAGCTATCTGTGTCCGTACACCAGCTGCTACGTATACACCGTTTTTATTTGTTTGCCATTTACCCGCAGCTCTAACATCGGATCTTAACTTGACTCCTTCAAATATTGACTGATAGTCTTGGTCATTTACCACATCTCTTACACTTCTACCAAAGTCAGAGGCTAATTGATCACTGTGTGATACCGATAGTATCTCATGATTAGGGTGTCGGCCTAGATACCAAGCGGGAAATAGTTTAGAACATATTAAAGATTTAGAACTACGTGGTGGTAAGAATACCATTAATCTTTTAATAGAACCTTCTTCGACTTGTTGTAGTTTTTTACTGATAACATCTATGTGCTTACCCATTTTAAAGTCAGCGACAAGTTTTGGGGCAAAGGCTTCTATGAATCCAGAGAAATTATCACGAACATTTTGGAATGCAAGGTGACGAAGTTTAGCAATATCCTCGTCGCTTATAGATTCATTACTTTTTAGGGTCATTGTTTGACGATACGACTTTGAGACCTGCAATTTTTACCAGTCTTTCCACGTCTTTCTTCTTATCACCACTCTCAAAGCCAGTTGTCTTTACAGTCTGCTCTACTTTATCTACAAACATGCCTAAATGTTTAGCAATATGTTCCATAGATTTGTTTGCATTTGTAAAATCACTGTCTTGCATAGCTTCATTGTAAACTTTTGCTAGTCTTTCAAGAACTTTTTCTTTTGTCCACGTAATTTTAGTTACAGCTTCGTCTTGATACTCTTTAATTCGTTCCATAACCTTTTCATTTTTCATAATTACCCTAGCTTTAGCTCTCGTTCGTGCATCATTCTTGTCTGGTTGGTACCCTGCGGCTAAATATGCCTTGACTTCGTCCCCATGACCAGCAAATTCCATGCAAAATTTCTCTTGCATAGCTGTGAGTCCACGAAATGTAGGAACTTTTACGTTATTGTTTTCTGGTTTTTCTAACATTCTCTTTTCATACTCCTCTGGGTTGTGTTTTTGTATCCGTCTTAGTCTTCGGCGCTCTAATTCTTTCTGTATTTCTCTTAATTCTTCGCCACCTCCATATATTCTCGCCTCTCTTTTAACTTTATGCAAGTTAATTAGCTCTTCTTCTGTCATTTTACCGTAGAGAATATGTACTTTCTTCTTTGTCATAGTCTTAAAAACTTTGAAGGGAGGATAATAACCCACAACCATCACTCCCTTCTCTTCATATACCAGGATTCCAAAGCTGTAGGAGACAAATGAAGCTTAAAACTTAGTCAAATTAGGACATAACTAAGTGGATTCGACTGGTAGGAATAATATAAACGACTAATTGACAATATGCAAGTGATTGTTTATGATCCAGTTTATGAGACCCGAAGAGTTTTTGTACCAACCCATGGTTCTTTTAGACCATCGAGTGATGGAATATCAGTTCTGTATGCAAAACATTCATAATCCTAAAGGACATTATATGGAGTTTGGTGTGTTTGAAGGTAAGTCTATAAATTACCTAGCCAGTTTAAATAAGAAAGTAACCTTTCATGGTTTTGATAGCTTTGAAGGATTACCTGAACAATGGTTCATGGGTCATAAAGTTATTGAGAAGGGACACTTTGCCGTATCGGAATTACCTAAAGTTGTGCCTAATGTTGTCTTACATGAAGGATGGTTTGAAGATACGATACCTACTTGGAAAAAAGACCACACGGGACACATATCATTTATCAATATCGATTGCGATTTATATAAGTCTACGCAAACAATTCTATCACTACTTAATGATCAGATTGTTAGTGGTACCTTATTGCGCTTTGATGATCTTCTGCCCTCCCACATATCCCCATATCCAAAGTGGGAGGAGGGAGAATGGAAAGCTTTGAGTGAATGGTGTATAAAATTTAAACGTAAAGTCATACCTATGGCTCGTTCTTGGAAACAAGGATGTATTATGAAAGTAGATGTATAATGGTAGAACGTATTATGGATCCTAATAATATTAGGGCCGATCATTTAGAACGATATAACTTTGCCGTCAAGAAATTAAAGGATCTCAAACCTGAAAACATTTTAGATATTGGTTGTGGTATTGGGTATGGTTCTGTGATTATGCATAACTTATTATGCGCCTCGATTGACTGCATTGATAAATCAACAGAAGCGCATGATGTATTTGAAGAAGCTTTTAGCCGTGATGTCGGCAAAGTTAACTACATTGTTACCGACATTACCAAGCTGGAACCACGCACGTTAAGACCCACCTATGATGCTGTCGTATCGTTTGAGTTTATTGAACACATACCACCAGAATTGGCGCAAGATGTATTTGACCTGGCTGCAGAGAAGTCCGATATATTTATAGTGTCGTCTCCGAACGAATGTGTACGACCCCACCAACTACCACCAATCAATGAGTTTCATTATAAGCATTACACTCCAGCTGAGTTTGAGGCTATGGGTAAACAAGCAGGATTTACAGATGTAGAATTCTTTTGCCAGACTAGTGGTAAACACTACACGGTAAGACCCGGCCTAGAGCAAGGGAAGTTTATGATCGGTGTCTTTACAAAGGCTAACGTTTTAGGTAGGGGTATGGGTACCCTAGATTTACAAGTAAGGGGCCATATTTGAAAATCTGCTCATTTTGTCTATGGTAGACACAATATATAAAAGCTGCTGCACGGTGTAATTTTTTCGGGCCCCATAGCAAAAAGACCTCCCCCCATCTCTGAGAGGAAGCCTTTTAAAAAGTCAAGCTAATTATTTATTCGCTTCTTCTTTAAGCTCAGAAATAATTTCTTCCTTCATAGCCCTTGCTAAATCTTTTAAATTAAAATTAGCAGTTGGACTACTAGCAACGTTCGTATTTGGTGGTACGTCCTTAAGCTTTTCAATTCCTTGACCATTCGCCAATGCTTTTCCTAAAGTCATAATCCCTTGGTAAATTGGATTGTTTTTAGGGGTCTCAAGCTTAGCAAAAAACTTTTGCCAATTGACGAAGCTCATAGACTTGTTTAAGGGACTAGCAAACAAAACTAAATTTTGAGCAGACCCAACGTAATCCCAACTGAAAAAGTCATATTTATCTTTTTCAGTTTTAAAGGGGTCGTTAAAACTTGCTAACAAGCTTTTATGGTTTAATTGGTTTAAGAAAATTTTAGATTTTCCTAAAGCGTAAAAAGTAAGACCATTAACAGTCTCAGTTTTTATAGTGTTTTTAGTCATTTTACATCCTTTGTAAAGATTAATATTCTAATTTAGAACCATTCTAAACTAGGTTCGTGGGACTAATCCACAATTTTAGCCTAACAGATTCTCAATAATAGTCAAGTTGATTCTTGAAAGCCTTGCTCACCGTGGCTTTCTGAGGTTGTTAATAATCGTTCTCATTAGGGATTCAAGGCTAATTATAAAATTTAAGATAAATGAATGTTTAGTATCATACGCAGAAGAGACGCATCCCTATAACGCATTAACGCGTTAACACATTACGATATACTTATAAGACACCAGGTATATATATAACACATTGACCAGGAAAACCATTATATATCAATAACATGTATTTAATTATGGGCAAAAAAAGGTCTTGCAATCGGTCGGAGTTTCGGTTAGTCTGGAATCATCGAGGAATTTTCCGAGAGTTTTGGGATATTTCTTGATTAATAATAATAACTTATACACTATTCTAGGGTAATCCATATTTCCTTCCCAATACAGTCCTGGAATAGTGTATTAACAAAGGAGATAACTAATGGAACTATTAAATGAAAATTTTAATTTGTATTATACAGATTGTGATACTGACGAGACTGTTTACAAAAGAAAGTTTGTACAACTCGATATGTTTAAAGACTATACAATGGCAGTCGTCTTACCTAGAGATGAAGACGACGAATTCTGGTTTAGTGACTATTGTGGCGAAGTCTTCATAGGCACTAATCGTTGGAGAGTAGAGGAAAGATTTACATACTCTTTACAGAATCACCCAACTAATGTTGGTAGATTTCTACTAGTAGAGCAACCTTTACATAAACTATATAACAAGGAGACATCATGGACTTAATTAATGTTCGTAAAGAGTTTGATGCACTAGCATCTAACTGGATTAACGATGAAGAGAAACATTACTTAGAGTATTGTGAGGATATTCTAGCTAATGATAAATACAAAAACTGTGAGTATCATAAGAAACTATCTAAAGGAGAGATAGAACCTTATGAAATTCCTTCAAGTAAGCTAGCCGATGGATATGATTACACTCATCTTAGACGACTAGTGGATTACTTTGACCAACAAGAATTTTAAACAAAGGAGATAACTAATGACTAAAAATATACCCAATACATTTGACGAAGAGTTTGCTATCCCTAAAGGACTATCCAAGATAGGTCTTAAAGTAGCTAAAGCAATTCGTTCTTATGCTAAGAAAAGAAACTTACGAAGTTATGGTAATACCACTTTCTATTCAACCCAACAATGGAAAGATAGGAAAGAAGATTGGGGTACAGAATCAGAGTTAATCATAGTCCATGATGGTGGTGATATAGCAAGGTTCTTTAACTATGACTATGGTGACTACGATGAGATTGAAAGAATGGACAAGATACTCAAAAGATATGGATTATACTTTGAATCATGTACTTGTTGGTATTCTGCAATATATAAACTTTAATAAAGGAGATGTTGATGACGTTGAATAAGAAAAAGATACTAACTAAAACTTCTAAGATGCCATGCAAGAGTATATCTCTATCAGCTTGGTTATGTAGAAATGGAGAAAAGCTATCCAAAGTAAAGGGTAGTGTATGTAATGGTTGCTATGCTAGGAAAGGTTTCTACCATATGCCTAATGTAAAAGCAAAGCAATCATTAACCCTAGAGTTCATGCAATCTAAAGAGTTCATTACTGTAATGGTTGAACTATTACAGAAAGAAAAGTTCTTTAGATGGTTTGATAGTGGTGATATTCAAGACCTAGATATGGCAAATAACATTCTAGATATCTGTGAACAAACACCACATTGTAAGCATTGGATACCAACCAAAGAGTACAAAGATTGGAAGACTGTATTAAAATCCAGGTCTTTACCTAGTAATGTTGCTCTTAGGTTTTCAACACCAATGGATGACACACCTCCATTAGAAAATGCACCACTAACTACAACTAGCTTTACAACTATGGGTAGTCTAGGTATGAGAGGCTTTATCTGTGAGGCTAGTCAAAAAGATAAATACGAATGTGGCGACTGTCGTGCTTGTTGGGATACTAATATCAACAATGTCGCTTATGCTAAACACTAACAAAGGAGATAACTAATGGATAAAGAGACTTTAAAAACTACTAGAGAGATGATCTCTGATGCTTATAAAGACCTAGTAAAAGCTAACAAGTCTAAGAAGTGGGATGATGTTGTTTACAATGTCGGTTACTTAAATGGACTATGTGTGCTCATCGATAAAGATGAGTTGAACCTATGGATTTATAACAGATTCTTAATTAGAAATAAATGGAGAAAGGAGACAACTAATGCAACAAGTAGCAATCTATAGAAACTTACAAAAGAACTGTTTGTCTATTCAATCTAGAGAACGAGAGAACTACGGAAAGATTATCGGTTATTGTAAATCGATATTCCTTAAACGTCCTAAGTTTGTTGTCAGAGAAAAAGGTAGACTAAGAGTTCTTAAAGAGGGTAGAAAGAATGTCCATGCTTTTGTCGTTGGTAGATGTCCAGACTTAAAGCTATGGAGTTGGCAAGATAGAGATATCAAAATGGGTGGTAACCCTACGACTAAAGTATTCTATGACCCCTACAAATATTCAACCTTTGTAGATAAGGATGGCAACCCAGTCTACAAAGCAAGAGCCGTACTGGTTAATACTAACTATATACAAGCCGATATTACAAAGGAGAACTAATGACTACTACTCAAGAAATAAGAGCTAAACTATTAGATGAGACATATGAACAATCAGTTGATGAGTTAAAGAATTGGCTACTAGACTCTTCTGACCATCAAGAACTTGTTAGACTTGTCAATGAAGTGGTACGAGTAAAGTTTATAGCAAGAGAGGAGGACTAATGACCTACGAAGAATATAAAATACAAAAACTTTCTTTTGTATTGAAACAGTTTTGCACATTGAATGGGTTACCATTTATGTGTGCAGAGGACTTACTCTATGATCCGTCAGTAAGTAAAACACCTTATCAAATAGGGTGGTTAAAATTTTACTGTCAGTTATGGAGTGAGTGTATTATTAACCCACAAACAAAGGAGTAAATCATGGGTTTTGAACGACAAGAACTAAGACAAATTAGAGCCGAGCTTGAGAAAGCTATAAGCAGACATCAAGAGTGGCATAAACAGTTGGACATTAAGAGTATGAGTAAATACAACTTTGATGTTGGCAACTGTAGTTACAACGATTCAAAAGCTACATTCAAACTTGAAGTAACCATTAAGGGTGCTAAGAGTGAAGAAAGAGTAGCACTTGAAAAGAGTGCAGACTACTTTGGCATTGACCTTGAGAAGGATCATCCAGAGTGGATACTTGTAGGATATAATCGTAGAGCCAGAGACTATCCAATACTAATGAAAAAGAAAAGCAATGGTAAGACTTACAAGTTTGACCTTGAGAATGCTAAGAAATTATTTGGAAAGGAGGTAGCATAATGGAACTACAAACATTAGCCGATAAGGTGTCAGATATACATGATGCCATGGGTCGAATAGAAACTAAGCTTGAAGAGTTGGAAGACAAGATGGATGATGTCGAGTCTCAACTAACGGCTAACTTTGAAGGGATGTTAGATAATATTCGCAGTTGTATCGGAGACGATATCCAATCTGCCGTATCTGATATCAACTCGAACATCGACCGACTGAAAGACTGATTGACTTTCGCTAGATTAATTATATTATAGTTAGTCTAGTGGGGTAGTGTTCTTTTTATTATATCCTTTGTAGCACTATCCCACTAGCCTAACTATAACTCGGTGATAGTTAGGTGGTATAACCCACACCGAAAAGGAGACGACACTATGTCACATATTGGAAACGATGCTTGGTACGAGCAACAAGAAGATAATTTTTTAGAGGACTATGGTTCTTTAATTAATGTCATTCAAGAGTACCACCAGGTAATGGCTAACCAATCTGATAAGTCAGAGAATGAGTTATCTTTTGAAGTTATCAAGGCATCTTGTAAGTTATTTCCTAAATGGAAAAAGCTTTTACCTACTGAGATACTTGAGAAAGCTATGGATTTTTACGAGGACTATATGGAATCTGGTAGGTTTCATGATGGTAAATATAAATCCAAAGAGGGAGAAGAGATTCTACCTAGCTACTTTGAACCAAGGGATGTGTAACTATGGAGTTTATTAAGATACTTATTTGGTGGACATCCACAACTGTCCTAATATTCTGGGCATTATATTCACTACTATTTGGATTACTATAAGGAGACACTATGCCAATTAGAAAATGGGATAATCTACACGTTGTAACCCACAACGATATGCATATCATATCAGTAGGTTCTAGTCTCTTAGGTAAAGTTACCGAACCATACGAGAACTTACTTCGTATGTTAGGTACACCAAGGGATGACAATACTAAGTGGGTCAGTTGGAGTTTACAATTCAACTCTGACCCTATA